TTCGAGATGGACAGAGAGTAAAAAAATAAGAGATTATTTGGGAGCTCTCTTGAGGGTAATAATCGAATCCCTCTCACACAGAAGGCAACCCAAAACTTTTTTAAAAAAAAATAAAAAAAAGCTTGTATAGTTTCAAAAAAATTCGTATATTTATATACGATATAAAAATAGGTTATATGGTTACATTAATTAACCATAAATAATAAACGATAAACAATAAAACAATAGGAGAATATCAATGGATATTTCACAAATCAAAAACAAACTAAATCAGTTACAATCAACAACTTCCACAACAAAAAACTTTTGGAAACCTGAACCAGGTAATCAAGTTGTTCGTGTTGTACCTTACAAACACAATAAAGACAATCCTTTCATTGAATTGTTTTTTCACTATAATCTAGGTAATAATAAAACTTACCTTTCACCTATGTCATTTGGTCGTCCAGACCCTGTGGCTGAATTTGCTGACAAACTAAAATCAACAGGTAACAAAGACGAATGGATTCAAGGTAAAAGACTTGAACCTAAAATGCGTACTTTTGCACCTGTAGTTGTTAGAGGTCAAGAATCAGAAGGTGTTAAATTTTGGGGATTCGGTAAGACAGTTTATCAAGAACTTCTTGGTGTAATCGCTGACCCTGATTACGGTGATATCACAGATGCTACAACTGGTAGAGATATCGGTATTGAAAGACAGACTCCTGCTGAGGCTGGAAATCAATATGGTAAAACTACTGTTCGTGTAAAACCTAATCAGACAGCTATCACTGACGATGCTGCATTACTTGAAAGTATTTTTGACAATCAAGCTGATTTGACAGAACTTTACACAGAACCAACTTATGATGAGTTAAAAGAAGCTCTTCAGAATTATCTAAATCCAAGTGAAGAAGGTGATACTGAAACTACTACAACTTCTAATAATGTAGCTGCTAGTACAACTCCAACATCAAAAACTGGAACTACTGCAGACACTACAAAGAAAACAGAAAATGTAGAAGACGCTTTTGACCAATTATTCAATAGTTAATAAATAATCACATTGTTAATGGGTGAGATGAAATTCACATATGAAACTTCTCACATTGAATACAAGTATTCATAACATCACTCTCTCACTCATAACATCATAAGGAGAACAATATGTCTAAAAAAGACGAATTGGCTGGTATAATAGCCGATGAACTAAATAAACAATTCAAACATCAGAAAGTTGCTTATTTTCTTGAAGAAGATTCTAATCCAACTGATGTAACTGATTTTATTTCAACTGGTTCAACTATGTTAGATTTAGCTATTTCAAATAAACCAAATGGTGGTGTTGCCGTAGGTAAAATCACAGAGTTGAATGGTTTAGAAGGTAGTGGTAAGTCTCTGATAGGTTCTCATTTATTAGCTTCAACACAACAGAAAGATGGTATAGCAGTTTATATAGATACCGAATCAGCAGTATCTCAAGAGTTCTTGAGAGCTATTGGTGTGGATACATCTAAAATGTTATATGTACATCTTGAAACTTGTGAAGAAATATTTGATACTATTGAAACAATCGTTACTAAAATCAGAGAATCAGACAAAGATAGATTAGTTACAATTCTTGTTGATAGTTTAGCAGCTGCTTCTACAAAAGTAGAAATGGATGCTGACTTTGATAAAGATGGTTGGGCAACAGCCAAAGCAATCATCATATCAAAAGCGATGAGAAAAGTAACTCAGATGATAGCTCGACAGAAAGTCGCATTGGTTTTTACAAATCAATTAAGACAGAAGTTGGGTGTAATGTTTGGAGACCCGTGGACTACAAGTGGTGGTAAAGCATTACCATTCCATTCATCAACTCGTGTTCGTTTCAAGAATATGGGTCAAATCAAAGATACTAAAAAGAATACTATAGGTATTAAAATCAAAGGACAAGTGATTAAGAATCGTCTTGGTCCACCAATGAGAACTGCAGAGTTTCCATTATATTTTGATACTGGTATTGATGATTATGGTAGTTGGTTAACTGTAATGAAAGAACACAAACTTTTAAAAGTTGGTGGTGCTTGGTATACTTTACAACATGTAGATACTGAAACTGGTGAACTTATAGAAGAACATAAGTTTCAATCAAAAGATTTTGAAGAACTGATGAATACTAATGATGAACTCAGAGAGTATTGTTATTCAAGAATCTGTGAAGCTTGTATTCTTAAATATGATTCAAAAGAATTAGGTATTGATGATGTAGAAGAAACTGATGAGGTAGTTGATGAGCTTTAATAAGGTAGATTTGAATGAAAAATTCATATCATTTCTTGACCAAGTTAAAGACGAAAAACACAAAGCAGTAACACATCTAAATGATAGAGTTTTAATTGTGGATGGCCTGAATACATTTATCAGGTCATTCGCAGTTAATCCTGCTATCAACGATGATGGGCTACATATTGGTGGTATGGTTGGATTTTTAAAATCTATAAGATATACTTGTGATATCTTAAAACCATCAAGATGTATCATTGTATTTGATGGTAAAAATGGTAGTAGTAGAAGACAAAAGATATATCCAGAATATAAAGCTACTCGTAAAGTTAGAAGCAGGTTAAATCGTAATGTAGATTGGGGTACTGCACCTCAAGATGAAGAACAATCTATGAAACAACAAATGGGTAGATTGATTGAGTATCTTGAACAATTACCTTTAACTTTAGTTTGTGTTGATGGGATTGAAGCCGATGATACAATGGCTTATATATCTCAACAAATCCTTAAAGAAAGTGATATATTTTTAATGTCTACTGATAAAGACTTTTTACAATTGGTAGACGATAGAGTGAAAGTTTGGTCTCCAACAAAAAAGAAACTTTATAACAAAAATAAAGTATTTGAAGATTTCGGCATTCCAGCACATAATTTTTTAACATACAGAATATTAGATGGTGACAAGTCGGATAATATAGGGGGGATAAAAGGTGCTGGTGTAAAAACTGTGCAAAAATTTCTGCCTAAAATTTTATCTGATGAAAAATTTGATGTTAGAGATGTATTGGAATTTACAGAAAAATCAGATTCTAAAATAAAACTCTTGGAAAATATAAAAAATAGTAGTAAATTACTGAAGAGGAATTATCTTTTAATGCAGTTGAACAATGTAGACATACCAAATCATACGAAGATGAAGATACAAGGTGCATTAGAAAGAGATGTACCACAACTAGTAAAATATAGATTTCAAACTATGTTTTTACAAGATAAATTGTCAACAGCAATTCTTAATTTAGATAGTTGGATTATGGAATTTATGAGATTAGATAGATTTAGAGGTTTAAATTGATGACGAGGGAGCTCACAGTCCGAATGAAGAATAGTTTAGGGTTCTTCCAAGATGAGAGTAGTGGTGAAAAGGAAAACAATATGATTAAGTTCATCAGCAATTCCTTAGAGGTGTGTGGTGAAAGTCCACAATGTAGTCATCATAAAATTAAAGGAATAGAATATGTCAGAATATAGTGAAAAAATGAGGAGGGCTTCAAAGATTTTATTTGAAGATAGATTATATGATTTTGAGCCTAAGTCAATTTGGGATTATAAAAAGTATACTGACTTTGATAAAAAGATTATAGATAAAATAGCTTCTGATGGTTTGAAAGAGGATTACAAAAAAGGTAAGAATATTAAAGAGTGGGTCAAGGTTGGTGGTGGAGATAGAGCATTATCAAAGTTTAATTCAGAAAATTGTAAAAATATTATAAATTTTTTTACAAGTGCTGGTGATACAATATTAGACCCATTTGCAGGTAGAACAAGAGCTATCATATCAAATCATCTTGGCAGAAAATATATTGGTTTTGAATTGACTGAGAAATATTTTCCTGCTGTTAATACTGATGATATGAAAATCTTTAATATGGATAGTGCTGATATGGAAGATGTATTAGATGATTACACAGACAATTATGAATATCCATCAGCAGAGGCAGATTTAGTATTCACCTGTCCACCATATTGGGATATGGAAAAGTATTCAGATAATCCAAAAGATTTAAGTACATTTAAAACTTATGGTGAATTTTTAGATGGGTGTAATAATAGATTGGAGTTAGCTTCACAATATTTAAAAGATGATGGATTCTTAATAGTTGTTTTAATGGATTTCAGACAGAAAGGTGTATTTTATCCTTGGCATACTGATACTATAAATTTCTTTCATAAGAATACAGACTTTAAATTATATGATACTATGATATGGGAAATGAGTCCAAGAAAACGACATCCTTTATATCCACAAGCATTAGTTAATAGAAGAATGTTAAATACTCACGAATATTGTTTAGTATTTAATAGAAAAACTCAACCTGAATTGAGAGAGTTTTATGATAAGAAATTAAATGAAGACGAAAAGTCAAGTAAACAAGAAAATGGATTTTGGAGTTAAATGGATAAATTAACAGATTTCGGACACACATTTCAAGTTAAGTCGATAGCTTGTCTATTGAATAATCAAACATTCCTTGAACAGATTCACGACATACTTGATGATAAACATTATGATAGCGATTCTCTTAAATGGGTTGTGAAAGAATGCAAAAAATATTTTGATGAATATAAAAAATGTATAACTTTAGATGTATTTAAAGTTAAAACAAATGAAGTTGAAAATGATATATTGAAAGTTGCTATTGTTGAAAATCTAAAAGAGATATTCAGATACTTGGATGCACCAGATTTGGATTTTGTTCAAGATAAAACTCTTGACTTCTTTAAAAATCAAACATTAAAAAGTGCTATATTACAATCAGTTGAGATATTAGAATCAAAAGGTGATTACGAACAAATCAAAGTTATTGTAGATGATGCTTTAAATGCTGGTACTGAAAGAAATATAGGACACGAATACATTGAACATATTGAAGACAGATATTCAGAAACTGCTAGAACAACAGTTCCAACTGGTTGGGATGTAATTGATGAACTAACTCAAGGTGGATTAGGTGGTGGAGAACTTGGTGTAATTGTAGCACCCGCTGGTGTTGGTAAGACTTGGGTGTTGGCTGCTATTGGTGCAAATGCTATGAAAAGAGGAAAACATATAGTTCATTATTCGTTGGAGTTGAATGAAGCTTATGTTGGATTAAGATATGACTCAATCCTAACAGGTATTGCAAATCAGAATCTTAAATATCATAAAGATGATGTTCAGAGTGAAATGGATAAATTAAAAGGTGATTTGGTTATTAAATATTATCCAACTAAAACTGCTAGTGTAAATACCATATCAGCTCATCTAAAAAGAATTATAAATCTCGGTACAGAGGTTGATATGGTAGTCGTAGATTATGCTGATATATTAAAAGATACTCAATTTGCAAAAGAAGTAAGACACGCACTTGGAAATATTTATGAAGATTTAAGAGGATTGGCTGGTGAGTTTCAGATTCCAATATGGACTGCATCACAAGCTAACAGAAGTGCTCTTGACGAAGATGTGATTGAAGCTCAAAAGGTTTCAGAATCATATCAGAAGGTGATGACGGCTGATTTCGTGATGTCGTTATCGAGAAAAGTAGAGGATAAGATAGGTAACACAGGTAGATTCCATGTAATCAAAAACAGATTCGGTCCTGATGGTATCACTTATCCAGCAAAAGTAAACACCAACACTGGTAAGATGGAAGTGTATGAAAGTAATTCTATTGGTGGTAAGGAACAACAAACAAAGATTGATAATAGAGAAAATTTAACAAAACAGATGTTATCAAGCAGATTTGAAGATTTAATGGGAGATTAGATATGAGAGTAACTAAAGGAAAAAATGTATCAACTACTTTAGATATGTGGTATGATATATCAAAAATAAAATATGATGAAAAAGGTAATTATACTATTTTTTTTATAGATAAGAACAAAAAAGATTAATATTTATTAGTGTCCAACCAAAAGGTTGATATTAATCAAATTTTAGGAGAATATATATAAATGGATTACAAAGAATTTCGCTTGTCTGGAAAATTTATGGACGGCTATAAAAGAAAACGAGCACCATTCGGTTTTAATGGATTAGGTGAACTCGTGTATATGAGAACCTATTCAAGATTAAAAGAAGATGGTAAAAACGAAATGTGGTGGGAAACCGTTCAACGAGTTGTTGAAGGTACTTACAACATGCAAAAGAAATGGATAGATTCACATCAATTAGGGTGGAACGCGTGGCAGGCACAAAGGTCGGCACAAGAGATGTACGACAGAATATTCAATATGAAATTCTTACCACCAGGCCGAGGACTGTGGGCAATGGGTACTCCCATCACGGAAGAACGAGGTTTATACGCCGCCCTAAATAATTGTGCATTTGTATCAACATCAAATCTAAAAGAAGATTTAGCTAAACCATTTTGTTTCTTAATGGATGCAAGTATGGTCGGAGTTGGTGTAGGTTTTGATACAAAAGGTGCGGAGTCTTTCGTAATTAGAGGTCCTAAAACAGATAGAGGTACAGAAACATATGTTATACCTGATACAAGAGAGGGTTGGGTTGAGTCAGTTTCAAGATTACTTGATTCTTATTTTCTTGGTATAACAAATGTAGATTTTGATTACACGAAAATTAGAGAAGAAGGTGCAGCAATCAAAGGATTCGGCGGTGTATCAAGTGGTTCTAAACCACTTAAAGAAGTACATGAGGCAGTTAGAAAAACATTAGATAAAAATATAGGTGAACCAATCACAATAACTACAATCGTAGATATAATGAATCTGATTGGTAAGTGTGTTGTAGCAGGTAATGTTAGACGAACTGCTGAAATAGTATTTGGTGACCCAAATTCAGAAGAATACATCAATTTAAAAAATTATAAAGAAAATCCTCATAGAGAACAATATGGTTGGACATCTAACAATTCAGTATTTGCTGAGTTAGGTATGGATTATACAGATATAGCAGAAAGAATTAAAGACAACGGAGAACCAGGATTAGCTTGGTTAGATAATATGAGACACTACTCACGAATGAAAAATGGTGGAGATGATAAAGACCATAGAGTAGCAGGTGGTAATCCTTGTCTTGAACAATCATTAGAATCATATGAGTTATGTTGTTTAGTGGAAACATTTCCAGATAATCATGATTCATTAGAAGATTATATAACAACATTAAAATATGCATATCTGTATGCAAAAACGGTAACATTAGGTAAAACCCATTGGCCAGAAACAAACAGAGTTATGTTAAGAAACAGAAGAATAGGATGTAGTGTAAGTGGTATCGCACAATTCATTACTCACAGAGGACAAGGTGAGTTAAGACAATGGTTAGAAGAAGGATATGATGCTCTACAAAAATATGATAAAGGATATTCAGATTGGTTTGCTGTTCCTCGTAGTATAAAAACTACATCAGTAAAACCAAGTGGAACTGTTTCATTATTGGCGGGTTCCACTCCTGGTCTTCACTATCCTGAAAGTAGATTTTACATTAGAAGAATTAGATTATCGAGTATGAGTCCATTAATTAAACCATTAGAAAAAGCAGGATACAAAATCGAATCTGCGTTCGGAAGTGAAGACTCAACAGTTGTAATTGAAGTACCTGTTGATGTAGGTGAAGGGATAAGAACTGTAAGTGAAGTTCCAATGTGGGAACAAATGGCACTCGCTGCATTTATGCAGAGGTATTGGGCTGATAATCAAGTGAGTTGTACGGTAACATTTGACCCTGAAACAGAAGGTAAACAAATAGCAAATGCTCTTGACTATTTCCAATACCAATTAAAAGGCATTTCATTCTTACCTAAATTAGAATTAGGTGCTTATAAACAGATGCCTTACGAAGAAATAACGGAGAAAAAATATAATGAAATGGTTAAACAATTATCATTCTTATCTTTCAGACAAGTTAAGGGTGCTGAAGCAGAAATTGAGAAATTCTGTAATAATGATACTTGTGAAATTGATTTTTCGCAAATAAAAGAAACACAAGAATTGGAGAAAGAAAATGTTTAGATTATTATTTATACTGATATTAGTTTTACTTTCTTGTGATACTGATAATCCAGTAGAACAAGAAATGACATTAACATCAATGGAGCATAATACAATAAATCACGGTGAATTACCAGAACCATTTATAGTAGGTGGTGAAGAAGTAGACCCAGCTTGTCCAGATTGTAAATATGAATTTATGGTATCATTACAACAGGGTGGACACTTTTGTGGTGGTTCATTAGTCAGAGAGGATTGGGTTGTAACGGCCGCTCATTGTGTTGAAGGAAACAATAACGGATTACAAGTTAAGATTGGACTACATAATGTAAACGGAACTACTGGTGCTATCACACGAAATGTAGACCAAGTTATAGTTCATCCACAATATAGTAGTTGGTCATTGGATAATGATTATGCTCTATTACACTTATCATCTCCTGTTACTACATTTGAACCTATACAATTATGTACAGATACAGCACACGATGAAGAACCTGTAATGGCAACAACAATGGGTTGGGGTGCTACATCATCAGGTGGTTGGGGTTCAACTTATCTTATGGAAGTAGATGTTCCTATTGATGATTCTTGTGGTAACATAGGAAATGAAACAACAAACAATATGGTATGTGCTGGAGATGCTAATGGTGGTGAGGATTCCTGTCAAGGAGATTCAGGAGGCCCACTCATTATGACAAATGATGATGGGGAATATGAGTTAATCGGAATAGTCAGTTGGGGATATGGTTGAGCGGATGCAGGGTACCCGGGCGTGTACTCGAAGATACATAGTAGATTAGATTGGTTCTTTGGATATATTGGAGAACCAGAAGATGAATTTGAAGTAGAATTATATGGTGATGTTAACCTTGATGGAATGTTAAATGTTCTTGATGTGGTTGAGATAGTTGGGTTTGTATTAAATACAACAACACCAACAGAAGAACAATACTTAACTGGTGATATGAATCAAGATGGTATATTAAATATTCTTGATGTGATAGCTTTAGTTAGTGAAATACTTGTAATAACATTTGGAGAATCAGTTCAATGGCTAGAAGAGCACTTTCCAGAATTAGAAACAAAGGAAAGATTAAGTAAATTAGATAAATCAAAATATTTTGCTAAGGAGATAAAATGATAAAACTTGAATATATTTGGATAGATGGTACTGAACCAACTTCTCAACTACGAAGTAAAACAAAAGTAGTAGAGAGTTTTAGTAATTCAATTAGTGACTGTCCAGAATGGGGATTTGATGGGTCATCGACAAATCAAGCACCTGGTGACAATTCTGATTGTGTTTTAAAACCAGTTAGATTATATGAAAATCCATTAGACAAGAATAATTCATATTTAGTTTTATGTGAAGTTTGGACTGCAGATGGTAGTCCACATTCAACTAATTACAGATGGAATTTAGATGAAATCCAAACTAAACATGCGAAAGAAAATGTTTGGGTTGGTATAGAACAAGAATATACTTTATATAAAAATGGTAGACCGTTAGGATGGCCTTTCGAAGGTGAACCTTTACCACAAGGCGATTATTATTGTGGAAGAAATGAAGGTGAGTGGTTAGCCCGTAAACATATGGATTTATGTATTGATGCTGGTATTAAAATATGTGGTATTAATTCAGAGGTGATGCTAGGCCAATGGGAATATCAAGTTGGTGCAGATGACCCACTAACAATATCAGATGACTTATGGGTAGCTAGATGGTTGTTAGAAAAAGTTTGTGCAAAATATGAAGTTACAGTTACACTTGACCCTAAACCGGTCGATGGTGATTGGAACGGAGCTGGTGCTCATACAAACTTTTCTACTAAAGCTATGAGAAAAAAAGATGGTGACCAAGTTATTCATGCGGCTATACAAAAGTTAGAAGCAAAACATCATGAACATATCCAACTATATGGTCATGGTAATGAACGAAGACTTACAGGACAACATGAAACTTGTCCAATTAATAGATTTCATTGGGGAGTATCAGATAGAGGAGCTTCAGTTAGAGTTCCGAATCAAGTAGCAAAAGAAGGTAAGGGATATTTAGAAGATAGAAGACCATCTGCAAATTGTGACCCTTATCGAGTTTGTCATAAGTTAATGGAGACGGTATGCGATGAGTAGAGGAACAGCAGAACAATATTTACAAATGTGGCTTTCAGAACAGATACCAACAAATGAATAGTTAAGAATATTAAAAGAAAGAAAAGATGTTAGAAATTTTTATAATAGTTACAAGGAGAAAAAAATGAAGTTAATGGATTATAGAGGTAGAACTCTTAAAATAGGACAACAAGTTCGTATTGAACAAGATATTCCATCAGAGAATGGAATGTTATATAAACACAGTATTGTAAAATTAGATGAATTTAATGATTTAACTAAAAAGATAAGGGTAACAGATACTTTAGGTAAAGTATGGTGGATTGAACCATCTGAAGTAAGTTGTAGCTTTTTATAAGGATAATGGAGATAGAAAATGGCAAAGAAAAAATTAGATAAACACAATTATTCAGCAAAAGTACTTAGAGTTGTAGATGGTGATACAGCAGATGCTATGATTGACTTGGGTTTTAATACTTGGGTTAAAAAAAGAATAAGATTTTATGGTGTAGATACTTGGGAGAGTAGAACACGAAACCTTGAAGAAAAGAAAAAAGGATTAGCTGCTAAAGCTTATGTAAAAGACTTATTAGAAAATTCAGACGAGGGCAAGTTTGTATTAAAATCCTACGGTGTTGGGAAATATGGGCGTGTCCTCGGCGAACTTTTTGTTAAAGGTCATGAAACATCAGTAAATGAACTACTGAAAGAAAATGGTCACGCTTATGAATATCACGGAGAGAAGAAGAAAGTATTCGGTGGTTAAATGTTTAACGGTTACATTGGGAATAACTGGAGCTGGAAAGACAACTTGGTTGAGAGATAAATCACCAGTAGTTGAAACAGATGATTTGAGAGTAGAGTTACTTGGTAATATTGATGACTATACACAAGAAGGTTTTATATTTGAATCAGCTTCCAAACGAATATCTGATTTATTTGATACACACGATACCGTTTATTTTGGTGCAACATTAGTGAATAGTAAAAAGAGAATACCTTTTTTACAATCAATAAAGGATATGTGTAATCATAAATTTGTTATTGATGTAGTTGTATTTCCTTGTGATGACAAAACATCTAAAAAACGAATTACTAAAGATTTAAAAGAAGGTGTGAATAGAGCAAATTCAGTTAATTTAATTCATAGACAATATAATCAATATTTACACACTATGAGTATATTGGATGATGAAAAAGATTTCTATAGAGAAATTAAAATAAAAGAATTTTTGGAGAATATAAATGAATAAAAAATATATATGGACTAAAGTAAAATGGGTTAGTATCGGTGTGATTATAGGTTGTTTGTTATACTTAAATTATCAGACAGACAATCGACTTAGAGATAGAATACAACAACTTGAAGTAGATGTAAGTCATCACAGAACAGATATAATTGGTTTAAAAGGTGATTTAGGTACATTCGGTATTACAATGACATTTCATAGAAATGAAGTTGATTTATCTAATACAATATTTAGAAAGAAACTTACCGAAGATGTAGAACACGAATTAGGTATGATGGAATCTAAACTTAAAATATTAGAGGAGAGTTTTGAATACTTCGGAGTAGAATATCGTATGAAAGAACAACTACTTAGAGAGAATATTCTTAACATCACAGCTATAACAGATACTATACAAGTTGATGATAAGAAGGGAAGACAAACTCTACAAGAACAAGTAGACCAATTAAGGTTAGAGTTTGATGAGTTGATTCAGAAGTTAGAAGAACACAAAAGAACTAAGGATATTTTTCAATAGTGTCGAATGAACAAAATAAAATAGGATTTACTGCGGGTAATTTTGACCTGTTACATCCTGGTTATATTAAATGTTTTAAGTGGGCAAAAAAACACTGTGACAAATTTATAATATTTTTACAGAAAGACCCATCTGCGACAAGGTTTACAAAATATAAACCTGTTATTCCTTTATGGGATAGGTATGAAGCTTTAATGGCTATACAATATGTTGATGATGTTTATATTTATCAATCAGAAGAAGAATTGTATGAGTTAATAAAATTTTGGAAACCTGATGTTAGAATACTTGGTGAGGATTATATCGGAAGAACTGATTTTACAGGAGCTGATTTACCACCAAAAGTTATATACACCTCTCGTTCTCACGAATGGTCAACAACAAAGTTAAAAGATTTAATCACAAAACAAACAATTAAACAAAATCCAGATATTTTAAAAAAATAGAAAAAAAAGCTTGACTTATATAGAGTTTTTTTCGTATATTAAAGTTATAAATAAAGGGTTATAATATGCAATACATAACAAGGTCAGGAACATTTGATTCAGGCCATAGAGTAATGAATGAAAGAATGAAATGTTTCAATTTACACGGACATACATATTTATTTGATTTAACATTTTCATTTGGTGATATGAAAGAAATTGGTTATCAAATAGATTTTAAAGAGATTAAAAGAGTTGCTTGTCAATGGATTGATGATAAGTTAGACCACGGTTTTATAGCTAATCCCCACGATACAGTTTATATTCAAGCAGCCAAAACTGAAGGTAGTAAGATATGGAAAATGTCCTTAGAAGGTACAGGACAATATTGTAATCCTTCTGTTGAGAATTTAGCTCGAGAGATATTTCTAGCTATGGAAATATTATTTGAAGATTATGAGGATTTAAATATTCACGAACTTAAATTAAATGAAACACCTAAATGTTATACAATTTGTAATTATAGTTCTATGTCAGAAAAAGAAAGAATCAATTTTAGAAATACAAGATATCAAGAAATAAAAGAATATGCTAATGAAAAGGGTATCGTAGAATACGATGATAGATTACAATAAGAAACAACCATTAGGAGAAACTTACACTTGTTTACAAGGTGAAGGAAAATATATGGGAATGCCTCATATATTAATTCGTGTTACTGGTTGTAGGTTGAGATGTCAATTTTCAAATTCATTTTGTGACACACCTTATGCTTCTTGGAAACCTGAAGGTGGTAAATATACATTAAATGATATTGTAAAAGTTTATAAAGATAACCCACAAATTAAGTATACAATGATTACAGGTGGGGGACCTACATTGTACGCAAAACTTTTGCAAGAGCTCTGTGTCATAGGAAAAAAGTTTAATCACACAATTACTATTGAGACTGAAGGTTCTGAATTTGTTCAGACAGAAGCTGATTGTATTTCGTTATCACCTAAATTATCAAATTCAACACCAGTACCTGGGACTTGGATGCCATTTGCTAATCGTGAAGTTACAGAAAGTGACAAGAAGAAACACGAAAAGTGGAGATGTAATTATGATGCCATGAAACAATTGATTAACAATCATCCTGATTATCAATTAAAACCTGTCATATCAAATGAGCAGGATTTAAATGAAGTGGAAGATTTACAAAATATATTAGATATTCCAAATGATAAAGTTTGGTTGATGCCTGAAGGATTAGTACCAGAAGAATTAAGTAAAAGACGAAAGTGGTTAATGGAACTTTGTCAAAATTATGGATATAACTATACAGAGCGATTACATATAATTGCATATGGAGATACGAGAGGAGTGTGATGACAACACAAGAATTATTTGAAACACAATTAAGAAAAGGTAGAGAAGGTGAAGATGCATTTAGAATAATGGCAAATAAACATTTTGATGAAGTAGTTGATTATACAAATTATGATATGTGGAAAGATGTACAGGCTAAGGGGATTGATTTTGGTTTTAAAATGAAAGATTGGTCTTCAGAAATTACTTGTGATGTAAAGACAAATTTATTTTATCAAGATAATGATTTCTATAGAGGTTACATTTTTAATATCGAGTATGAAAAGTGGTGTAAAGAAGAATTTGATAAACATAACAGAAACTTAGAAAAAGGTTGGATACAAGATTCGAGAGCTAATAGAATTTATCATTTTCAAAAAGGTACAATGAATTATGTTTATTATGATTTAGATGAAATGAGAAGTTTTATATATAGAGAATGGGACAGACCTAATAGTTGGTTACAAAAAGAATCTTATATAGCGGGTTTTAATTCAGATTATGCAAGAATGATTCCCATAAGAATGAATGATGACAGATTTAAACACTTAATTAGAAAAATTGATATACAAGGAGTGTAAATGAGTAAATTAAAATATGCAAATGGTAACAAACCTTTATCAGACGAAGAAAAACAACAAATGATTAAAGAAGCTGCTAAACATTATGGTAAGTATATGGATGCTCTTAACATAGATTGGAGAAATGACCCTAATAGTTCAGATACTCCTAATAGAGTTGCTAAAGCCTTTGTAGCAGATTTAGCTGAAGGTTGTTATTCAGAAGGACCTAAAATTACAGCGTTTGATAATATTGATGGGTATGATGGAATGGTATTTCAAGGAAATATAAAAGTAAATTCATTTTGTTCTCATCATCATTTACCTTTTATCGGTACAGCTCATACAGCTTACATTCCAAGTAAAGAAGGTAAGATTATTGGATTGAGTAAATTAAATAGAATTGTTGAGTTCTATTCTCGTAGACCTCAAGTTCAGGAAAATTTAACAATGCAAATTCATAATCATATTGATAGAGTGTGTGAAGGTAATATGGGAGTGGCTGTAATGATTTCAGCCAATCATATGTGTGCTTGTGTTCGTGGTGTCAAACACGATGCTACAATGAAAACGAGTAAATTGAGTGGAGAGTTTATGAGAGATGGCAGTAAATCAAGAGGAGAGTTTTATAGTTTTATTGGAGATTTAAAATGAACACAAATGTTATAGTAAAATTACAAGTTGAGGGGTTACATTATTGGCCAAATGCGGGAAAAGTTTTTCCTGAAGTAGGATTCTTAGCTGATGTACATAGACATATATTTCATATAACTTGTAAAAAAAGAGTTAATCACGATGACAGAGATGTAGAATTTATAATGTTTAAAAGAGATATAACAGAATATCTTGAAAATAAATATTATGATAGCATAACGAGATGTTTATTATTTGGTTCAAAGAGTTGTGAAATGATATCTCGTGAATTATATGAAGAATTTGATTTAGAGTATTGTTCAGTATTTGAAGATAATGAAAATGGAGCAGAAATATATGAGTAAACTAATTTATTTACCTTTAGAACACATTGAATCAAGATATACGGTTCATATGGATAGAGATATTACAGAGTATTTAGAAAATTCAGGAAAAGAATTTATAAAAATATATCCTGATATTCCTGCACCTAAGACAATGAAAGCTGGCAGTTTCTTAGATGCAGAGTTTACAATTAGATTTAAGGCTGAACAGATTGCAGAATTAGCTAGATTATATCGTGAAGATGTGATTACTTCAGGAGATATTATTTGGAGTTCTGATATATGGCATCCCGGATTACCTGAGAGTGTAGCTTATATGAATTACTTTGCCAAGAAAGATGTTAAGTTAAGAGGTTTTATTCACGCTGGTTCATTTACTGATACTGATTTTGTAAGAGATATGGAGAGATGGGCCAAGAATTTTGAAGATATACTTTTTGATGTATCTGACAGAATTTATTGTGCTTCAGAATTTATTAAGGATGATATTGTTAAAAAGAGACTTGTAGACCCTAACAAGTTTATGGTTACAGGGTTACCTTTAGACGAAAAGGGATTAGAAAAATATAGAGGTAGTGTTGAAGATAAAGAAGACATTGTGATATTTAGTGGTAGGAATGTTGATGAAAAGCAGCCTTGGTTATTTAAACAATTATCTAATAGATTAGAAGGTAAAGCTAAATTTATCAATACATTAGAACATAATTTTTCAAAAGATGAATATTATGATTTATTGAGGAGAGCTAAAGTTGTTGTTAGCTATGCTCTTCAGGAAAACTTTGGATTCGGTATAAATGAAGCTGTTTATTTAGGTTGTGCTCCTGTGCTACCTAATAGATTAGTTTATCCTGAATTTTATAGTGAAGAATATCTTTATAATACATTTGATGAAAGTGTTGAAATGGTAGAATCTATTCTTGATGATTATTTGGGGTGGGTTCCAACACAAGAAGGTTGTCAATTAGGAGTTTTAGGTAATGGTAACAAATTTATAATGGAGAAATGGTTCAATGAGTAAATTTATATATTTCCCTTCATTCTCAGCTGGAGAATATGGAGACAAATTAAAAAAGAATTTTAGATTTAGAAATGGGAGAAGTTGTAGATTTTATTCCAATGAGATGGAAGAAAAGTATCGTCATCCAGAAGTTTTAATAACAGCCGGTGCTCATTTCAAAACAGACGAATATAGAGCTGCATTAGGTCTTACTGATGAAAATCTAGTTATGGGAGATTCAGGAGGTTATCAAATTGCATCTGGTGCAATGAAATGGGATATAAAACATCGTGATAGAATATTTACTTGGTTAGAAACAAATACTGATATAGCTATGAATCTAGATATTCCACCTAGATTAAAGTATCAAGGTAAATTTGAAGAATGTTTAAACATTAGTAAAGATAACTTTAAATATTTTGCAGACAATCAAAGTGGTAAAACAAATTTTATGAATGTTATACAAGGTGATGACGAACATACATACATGCACTGGTATAATCAAGTTAAAGATTATCCTTTTTATGGTTGGGGTATAGGTGGTTGTGGAGGAAGTTTATATAGATTCATGTCTGGTGTTGTGGCACTTTTAAGTGGTAAAGAACATTTAAAAGATAATGTAAAATATATTCATATTTTAGGTACATCAAAGATAAGAGACTTTCTTATGTTAACTCAGTTATCAAAATCTCTGAAAGATGTTGGTAGTAAAGCTATCATAACTACAGACAGTTCTTCACCAGATAGAGCTGTTGTATTCGGTACATTTTATACTAATTTCAGTATCAAAAAAGGAACATTTGAATCAGTTAATTTTCCTAATGAAAAACATCAAGGTGATATTATAAATGAATTTAATGAATTAACTAACAGACAATGGCCTAGGTTAACAGAATTTGATGATGAGATAGCAAAAACAGTTGATTGGAGTGATGTAGTTAATTGGAATCCAGACTGTACAATAGGTATGAGGATGCATAATTTTTACTTATTCAAAGATGCTATTAAACAGATAGATTATTATATAAATGGTCACGACTATATATTGGAACAAATTGTAGATAAAGATGTTTATAAAGTACTAAAGTCTATTGATGAAATGGTAAAAAGTGATAATCCAGTTGCCGTTTTTGAAAAATATAAACACCTTTATTCAAAATTAAGTAACACCAAAAAAGATTCTATTGTAGGTGATACTGATAAATTTTTTAGTATTTAATGTATCAAAATATACACATATCGAGAAAAAATAATAAATTCATAGTACATCTATGGGACGATAAATCTGGTTATCAAACTTTTGATTATAAATCATATGCATACATGAAAACACCTACTGGTACTTATCGTTCTTTGTATGGGGATAAACTTAAAAAAGTTAATTACTGGACAGAAGAAGATGTAAAAGATGGTATAATGTTTGAATCAGATATTCCTATTGATACAAAAGTATTAGTAGACCAATATCCAGATTCAGAAGAACCATCAGTTGGTCATAGAGAATTGATAATTGATATTGAAGTAGAAGTTACAGCAGGATTCCCTGATGTGAGTATAGCTGAGAATAAGATAACTGCTATTGCTTTGTATGACAGAGTGATGGATAAATACTCTTGTTTTATTTTGGGTAATGTACCAAATACAGATGTTGTAGAATCATTCCAAACTGAGGAAGAATTATTACAAAGATTTTATCAAAAATATCTTGAAATCAATCCAACAATCATTACAGGTTGGAATACAGACTTTTTTGATATACCTTATTTATATAATAGAACAAGTAGGATTATGGGGCCTGAAATTGCTAACACTCTTTCACCTATAGGACAAGTTAGTTGGATAGAATCAAAAAGTAGATTTAAAATAGCTGGTGTTTCATCTCTTGACTATTTAGGTTTATATCGATTATTTAATTATTCAGAAAAATCATCATATAGATTAGATGTAATAGGTAAAGATGAAGTAAATCTTGGTAAGATTGAGTATGACGGAACTCTACAAGACTTATATGAGAATGATATTAACAAGTATGTTGAATATAATTTAAATGATGTTAAGATTGTAAAAAAACTTGATGATAAATTGAAGTTTATTGATTTAGCAAGGAGTATAGCACATAAAGGTAGAATAGGATATGAACAAGTATATCATTCAAGTAGATATTTAGAGGGAGCAATATTAGTTTATTTAAAGAACATAAATGTAGTTGCTCCTAATAAAACTGTTAGGTCATATGAAAGGACTGATGATGAACGATTTAGTGGGGCATATGTTAAAGAACCTAAGGCTGGTAGATATGAATGGGTATATGATTTAGATTTAACTTCAATGTATCCTTCAACGATTATGACTTTGAACATTTCACCTGAGATGAAAATTGGTAAATTAGATGGTTGGAATGCTGAAGAATTTATAAAAAATACAGAAAAAACATATTCTTTTCATAGAAAAAATAAAAAGGATATGCTAAGTAATACTGAATTAAAAGAAATATTAGATAATAATAAAATATCAATTTCATCGAATGGAGTGTTATACAGAAATGACAAAAAAGGTTTGATTCCTTCAATACTTTCTAAATGGTTTGATGAAAGACTTGAATTTAAAAGGTTAATGAAAAAGTATGGTAATGAGGATAATCAAGAAAAATATCAATACTTTCATAAAAGACAGTTAGTAACTAAAATTCTTTTAAATTCTATGTATGGTGTTTTAGGTTCTCCTATATTTAGATTCTATGATGTGGATAATGCAGAAGCTACTACACTAACTGGCCAAGAATTGATAAAATTTACAGAGAAAATTACAAATCACTATTATAATGCAGAACTTGGTGACAAAGAAGATTATTGTATTTACACAGATACAGATTCAGTATTTTATCCTGCTCTACCATTAGTTAAAAAAAGATTTGCAGATGCAAATATAAGTGATGAAAAATTTATGACAGAACAAATATTATTAGTTGCAAAAGAAATACAAGATTATATTAATAAATCTTACGATGTATTTGCTAACAGAATATTGAATGTAAAAAATGGTCATAGATTTGATATCAAACAAGAATGTATTGCTAAAGCTGCTTTTTGGGTTACCAAGAAGAGATATGGGCAATGGATTATCAATGACGGTGGTGTAGAATGTGACAAGTTAGATGTTAAGGGATTAGATATTGTAAGAAGTAATTTTCCAGTTGCTATGCGACAATTGATGACAGGTGTTTTAAGAGATATATTATCAAATAAAGATAAATCCGTAATTGATGAAAATATATTAAATTTTAAAAAGGATATGAGAGAGATGCCCATAGTTGATGTAGCATTACCTACTGGTGTTAAACAACTAAAAAAATATACAGCAAAACATCTTGGTAAAAGTGGTATATTTACAAATGTATTCAAAGGTACACCAGTACATGTAAAATCTGCTCTTATATATAATGATTTGTTAAAATATTTTAAGGTAGCAGGTCAGTACGGTCCTATTTCGAGTGGTGAGAAAATTAAATGGGTATACCTAAAAGAAAATCCACTGAGGGTAAAAAGTATAGCATTTAAAGGTTATGAAGACCCACCAGAAATAATAAATTTTATAAAAGAAAATATTAATTATGAAAAACTTTTTAAGAGTGCTTTAGAAAAAAAAGTAAGAGTTTTTTATGATGCTTTAAAATGGGAAATGCCATTAGATAAAGAATTAACATTAGAGAAATTTTTTTAAACCAAGGAGATAAAAATGCAAAAAGTAAAGTTAGATAGATTTGTCCAGAAATATAATTTGAATGGACAGGCAGAACAAGTCAAGTGGAAATCAAAAGATAAAAAATTATCAACATCTTTTATAACTCAAGATAAAAGTTTGTTAGGTAAAGTGACTTTAGATAATTTTGATTTTGAAGAAACTGAATTAGGTATTTATGATACAGCACAGTTAAAAAGTCTTTTAGGTGTATTAGGTGATAAAATTACATTAGATACTTTAAAAATGGGTGATAGAGCTATTTCATTAAAAATAAAAAATGAAGCAGTATCAGTTGATTTTAATTTATCAGATTTATCAGTTATTCCTGAAGCTCCTAAAATGAAACATATACCTAACTTCGGTACAAAGATAAAAATCGATTCTCATTTTATCAGTAATTTTGTTAAGGGTAAAAGTGCGTTATCAGAAACAGATAGTTTTACTATATTACAAGATAGAAATAACAATGTTAATGTAATTATAGGTTATTCATCAACAAATACTAATAGAGTAAATATACCTGTGAATACAGAGTCTTGCGATTTAGTAGAACCTATTTCATTTAATGCTGAGTTATTTAAAGAAATATTGATAGCTAATAAAGAGTGTGAAACTGCTACTTTAGAGGTTTCAAATGAAGGTTTGGCTACTATAAACTTTAAAGTAGATGACTATGATTCAACTTATTACATGGTTGCAATTAAGAGTGTAGATTAATGAAAACTTATTATAAATTAAAAGTGCCTGCTGGAACATATTATTCAAATAATATTTTTGTTCTTATGTGGGAAGTAGTTAAACATAGATTATGGCACTTATGGAAACATAGGAGGTGGATGGATTAATGTCAGAACATAGTTTATGGGTAGAGAAATATAGACCAAAAGATTTATCAACTTATATTGGTAATGAACATTTAAAAGATAAAGTGAGGGTCTATTTAGAAACTGGTGATGTGCCACACTTGTTGCTATATGGTCAAGCCGGAACTGGTAAAACAACTTTGGCCAAAATTGTTACAAAAAATATAGATTGTGATTATCTGTATATAAATGCATCTGACGAGAATAATGTTGAGAATGTAAGAACTAAAATAAAAAACTTTGCATCATCTGTAGGTTTTAGAGATTTAAAAGTGGTTATTTTAGATGAGGCTGATTTCCTTACACCGAATGCACAAGCAGCTCTTCGTAATCTTATGGAAACATTTTCAAAACATTGTCGATTCATTCTCACTTGTAATTATGTGGAAAGAATAATCGACCCAATACAATCAAGATGTCAATCATTTAAAGTCGTACCACCAAAACGAGTTGATGTGGCTAGACATTTAGTTCACATATTAGATGATGAAGGTGCAACTTATGATTTAGATGATATTAGATTAGTTACAGATGCTGGATATCCTGATATTCGTAGAGTTATTAATTCAGCTCAAAGACAGGTAGTTGATGGAGTTTTGAAAATAGATGCTGGTTCAGTAATTCAAAGTGATTATAAAATACAATTAATAGAAAAAATAACTACAAGAGCTAAATTATCAGAAATTAGACAACTTATTGCAGATAATTCAGTTTCCGATTATTCTGAATTGTATAAACTTTTGTATGATAAGGTAGATGATTATGCAGGAAATAAAGTTGCTGAATGTATATTAATTATAGCTAAAGCACAATATCAAGATGTTCAAGTAGTCGATAAAGAAATAAACTTTATGGCAATGATAGTAAATTTATTAATTAAATTAGGAGAAAAATAATGACAATGGTTAAAGGGAATGATGGTATATCTATGAATAATGTAGATTTAACACATGCAAAAGATATTAAATGTGAAAAATGTGAGGGAATGGGTTTTAGACAGACAATGATGCTAAAGAAACTTTCAGCACTTGTTTCACCAACAGGGCAGGAAGCTATAATTCCAGTAGGAGCATTCGCATGTGATTCTTGTGGGCATGTTAATAAAGAATTTGTTAATGCAGAGATATCTGGAGCAAAGTAATGCCTTTCTACACTTTCAAATGTCCTTCTTGTAATAAAGAAGAAGAAATTTTACAAACTATGAAAGCACCTAAACCTGTATGTAAAAGATGCGTTGAAGCTAGTTGTGGTATGCATATACCTGAAATGGAAAGAGTTTTTGGTGAAACAGCTAAACCACAATTTAAAGGTAGTGGTTTCTACGAAACGGATTACAAGAAAAAGGACAAACCATGACGATTATAGATTGGATGAACCAGTTGTTGGTTCATAAGAAACATTGGAATGATTTCACAGAAGACGAACAAAAGAAATTCAGTCCATTCATAATCAATCGTTGGTTGTCTATGGATAAAGATTTTATTGAGATAGTTAATATGTTTCAAAAATATGCTGTTGGAACTTTAAAATCTAGAGAAGTCTATAAGTGGTATTGTGATGTTTTACCTCGAGGTAAGAGATTTAATAGATATATCAAAGGTAAAAAATCAAAAAAATATGATAAAGAATTAATAAGTATTTTGATAAAATATTTTGAATGCAGTAAATTACAAGTAGAAGAATATTTAGAATTTTTAAATAAAGATAACATACAGAATATATTAGAAAAATATGGTGTAGATTCTAAAAAAATAAAGAGGTTATGTAAATGAGTAGAATAAAAGAAAGTATAGTTAATTCAACAAATAAATGTGAAGATGACGCAATAGAGTATATAGAAAAAAATTATCCAGATACAGCAAAAGAGTTTCAAAGATTACAATTTGAGCAATGGGCTTTATTCTGTAAGAAGCAAATGGATTATGGGCCATCTAACATTTCAATGGGTACATCTTTAGTGACAGATGACGAAAAAAGATTAAGTTTGGTTGGGCTTATTGTTAGAATAAATGATAAGGTTCAGAGATTACTAAATCTTATGGTTAAGAATAATAGAGAGGCTCAAAACGAACCAACAATCGATGCATTCAAAGACTTGGCGTGTTATGGTATCATAGCACAAATAGTTCAGAATGGTAAATGGGGAAAATAGTGTGGGTAGAATAAGTTATAGTCAGATATCAATGTATAATGAGTGCCCATACAGGTGGAAATTAAATTATGTAGATAAGTTGAGAGTATTTGAATCAAATATATATTTAATATTTGGAACTGCAATGCACGAAGTCTTACAAACATATCTTGAAGTAATGTATCACGATAGTGTAAAGAATGCTGATTTATTACCTCTTGAAGAGATGTTAAGAGACAAACTTATAGAACAATTTAAGATAGCTGAAGAAGATGATGGTAAAGCACCCTGTACTAAAGAAGATTTACAAGAGTTCTTTCAAGATGGTGTAGATATACTTGACTTTTTTAGAAAAAAACGAGCAGATTATTTTAGTAAAAGAAGTTATAAACTCATGGGCTGTGAAGTACCAATTGATTTTAATCTAAAAAATAATATAAAGATAGTTGGTTATCTTGATATAGTTATCTTAGATGAAATAACTAACACTATAAAAATTTATGATATTAAAACATCAACTCGTGGTTGGAACAAGTGGCAGAAGAAAGATGAGAATAAAACTCAACAATTATTATTATATAAACAATTTTATTCTAAACAATACAATCATCCTATAGATAAGATAGAAGTAGAATACTTTATTGTTAAAAGAAAACTATGGGAAGAAGCTATGTTTCCACAAAAGAGAGTTCAGAAGTTCTCACCAGCAAGTGGTAAACCAAGTATGAATAAAGTTAATACTAGATTACTTAATTTTATAGATAATGCTTTTACTGAACAAGGAGAGCATAAAAACGATATGAAAGCTACACCAAGTAAGAAATCTTGTAAATGGTGTGAATTTAGAAAAACAGAATATTGTAGTGTGGGGATATGATGAAAGTAGCTATAGTTGGTAGTCGTAGATACGAAAACAAAAAGAAGATTAAAGATTTTGTATTTAAACTTAAAAATGAATATGGTAAAGATACAAAAATAATAAGTGGTGGTTGTAAAGATGGTGCCGATAAATATGCAAAGAAATATGCATTAGAACTTGGATTACAATATGAAGAGTATCCACCATTTCACGAGGTTCATAATTTGTATTGTGCTTTACCAGAAAATTGTTATAGTAAACCGTATAATGTTAAATATTTCTTTGTCAGAAATAAACAAATAGCTGAAAAAAGTGATTTTGTTGTTGCATTTATTCCTGAAAACATTGAATCAAATGGCACAATGTCAACTATAAATTATGCCAAAAAATTTAAAAAAAAATATATAATAATCAGCTGATTTTTTATATTTTTATATATGTATATATAGATATATATAATATATATTTTAACCATTATTAGGGAGATAGTTATGACTGATAAAACTAAATTAACTTCAGTAAAAGTATTAAAAAATCTTTATGATAATTTTAAAATTATTAATGTTAGTAATACTGACATGTCTTTACAAAGATTGACTAATCGTGCAATACATTTGTACCTCAATGACTCAGAATTTAGAAAAAAAATAGATACAAACGACAAATTACTGACACAAAGTGGAAGTAATTTTTAAATAAATAAAGGAAAAGGTTATATGAAGAAAAAGATATTATTACTTTCAGATGATTTACGAATGCATTCCGGTATAGCAACTGTTTCTAAGGACATTGTTTTTGGCACTTTCTCAGAATATGATTGGGTTCAAATAGGAGGAGCAGTTAAACATCCAGATGAAGGTAAAATAATAGATTTAAGTGACGCAGCAAGAAATGAAACTAAGGTACGAGATGCTAATTTAATTCTTTATCCTGTATCTGGATACGGTAGTCCTGATTTATTACGAGAAGTTATAGCCAGAGAAAAGCCAGATGCGATACTTCACTATACAGACCCAAGATTTTGGATTTGGCTGTATCAAATGGAGCATGAAATAAGAACTAAAATACCAATTTTTTATTATAATATTTGGGACGATATTCCAGACCCACACTATAATACAGATTATTATAGAAGCTCTGATTTATTAATGGCTATATCAAAACAAACATACGGTATAAATAAAAGATTATTAAAAAAACATAACTATGAAGATTGGCAAATAACTTATGTACCTCATGGTATTTCAGACAGAAGATTTTTTAAAGTACATGAAAAAAATAATAATTTCAAAAAGTTTGAACAGCAAATGACTCTTAATAATTATTCATTTAAAATATTATATTCAAACAGAAATATAAGAAGAAAGTCACCAGGTGATTGTATGATGGCGTATAAACATTTTATGGATGGTTTAACACCAGAACAAAGAAAAGGATGTGTATTTATTTGGCACTCAGCTCCAATAGATGATAACGGAACTGATATAAAAGCTGTACATCAAGCAATGTGTCCTGAATATCCTATTATTTTTACATATGAAATGAATGGCGGAGAACCTTTTAGTGATGAACAAATGAATTTTATTTTTAATTCAGCAGATGTCTATATTAATTTAGCATCAAACGAGGGTTTTGGTTTAGGTAGTTGTGAAGCACTTACAGTTGGAACACCAATCATAGTAAATGTAACTGGTGGTCTACAAGACCAATGTGGATTTAAAAAAGAAGATGGTACATATCTTACAGCTGAAGATTATGTTGAGTTAAAAACTAATCATAGAGGGATTTACAAAGAACACGGAGAATGGGTAAAACCTGTATTTCCAAGTAACATATCATTATCTGGTTCACCTATGACACCATATATCTTTGATGACAGATGTTCATATGAAGATGCAGGAGATGCATTAAGATATTGGTATGATATGGGGTCAGATGAGAGAGAAAAATGTGGTGATTTGGGTATGGAATTTGTCAAAAGTCAAGACATAGGAATGGATGCAGAAGAGATGGCAAACAGATTCAAAGAATCTATGAACACTACATTTAAAAAGTGGAAACCTAAAAAACGATATACATTGGAGGTTATTTAATGAGTACAAAAAAATTATTATTAATAACAGCACCAGTAACATCGAGAAGTGGATATGGTGACCATGCTAGAGATTTAGCTAGAGCTTTTATGTATGGTGATAAATATGATGTTAAAATATTTGATGTTCGTTGGGGTGATTGTCCACGAAATGCATTAGATGCTAATAACCCTAGAGATATAGGAATACTGAATAATATAACACTTCCAGAACAAATGGATAAAAACTATCCAGGTCGTAAGCCAGATATATATGTTGACATCAGAATTCCAAATGAGTTCCAACAAATAGGAGCTTTTAATATAGGAGTTACGGCTGGTATAGAAACTAACATGGTTTCTGGTAAGTGGATAGAACATTGTAATAAAATGGACCTTTGTATTGTTCCATCAAACCATTCTAAAGACATGTTTGTAAAAAGTGTGTATGATGCAGTACAACAAATGCCAGATGGCTCACAACAAAAGGTCGGTGAATTAAAACTTGAAAAACCTATGGAAGTTCTTTTTGAAGGTGTCGATACTGATGTTTTTAAACCATTAGATACTAAAGATATACCAAAGGAATTTTTAGATTGGATAGATGAAATAGCTCCAGAGGAGCATGCATTTTTGTTCACGGGACTTTGGGGTACCGGAACATTTGGTGAGGATAGAAAAGATATTTTTACTCTAATAAAAAACTTTTATGAAACATTTGCAAATAAAAAGAAACAACCATCTTTGATACTAAAGACAAGTGGAGCTGGTTTCTCATTATTAGGTGGGGAAGAGATAAAAAGGAAAGTAAGAAGTGTGAAAAGACTATTTCCTTCAGACACAAAATTACCCAATGTATATCTTTTACATGGTTCATTGACAGAGACTGAGATGAATTATTTATATAATCACCCTAAAATAAAAGCAATGGTATCTTTGACACATGGTGAAGGATTTGGTAGACCATTACTTGAAGCTACTATGGTTGGGCTTCCTGTGATAGCACCAAATTGGAGCGGCCAAATAGATTTTTTAAAAGATGGTTGTAGTATATTATTAGGTGGGGATATTGAAAAAGTACCAAAATCTGCTCATTGGCAAGATATTATCTTACCGGAAAGCAGCTGGTTTTATGTTAATCAACAAGATGTCTGTAAAAGTTTTGCATATACATTTGATAATTCTCAGGAGTTTAGAGAAAAAGCTAAAAAATTAATGGAAATGAATAGAAATGAATTTTCATTGCAGATTATGACTGATAAATTACATGAAATATTAGATAATGTAACTGGTGACATGCCAACTCTAACAACTGTTAAATTACCTAAACTTAACCGGAAAGAAGAACAACCAGAGCTGCCAAAAATAAAAATACCTAAATTAAAAAAACTTAAATAACAAGGATATAAACATGAAAGAAATAACAACAAATTGTCCTTTATGCGAACAAAGGTCATTAAGTATAATGGAACAAGAAAAAAGTATTCAACAAGATTCTGAAATTGCTGAAAATGTAAATACTTTTAAAAATTTACAATGCTTAAATTGTGGATACGCAAGTTCAGATAAGTTTGCAGGTAGTAAGAGTGATAATGAAGAATATAGTAAATTGACTACTGAAATGCAAGATTGGGCAATAGAACAAGATGGTAGGATTTGGATTCCTGCTATGTTAACTCTACCTTTTGGTATGGTTTATCCATTGAATGTAGATAATATGGTGAATCATAAAACAGAAATGAAATGGGCATTGGCGGAAATGAAGAGTATATCAAAAGAAGAACAAAAAGAATATCCTATAGAAGATGGTTCTGGATTTTATACAAAAAGATATGATATTGAAAATGCAATACAATTTGATACATTTTTAGGAGTCATGCAAGCAACAGAGAATATTGCACAGCAAGAAATAGATAAAGCAAAAAATAGAGAAACAGTAGGTCCAAGCAAAATGTCAAAATTAAACTTACCAAAGTTGAAAAAAAAATAGATGCCTAGAAGATTAATACGACATAATAATAGAATTATAAGTAAGCAAAAACTAACTTTCCCTGGAGTACTACCAGGTATGATTCTTCAATTTGATTATAAATCCAGTACAGCATACGATAAAAAACCATTAGTTTTAGTGTTGATGAGAGAATTTGTGAGGGGTGGGGCTAGTGGTTTAATGCATTGTTTAAATCTAAATTACATGTATGAAAGTCGTATTCAATTTGTAGCAAAATTAATAAATAAACAAGTTACACTTGATGAGACAAAAGATTCTTTCAACAAGGAAATGAAGAATAATTTTACAAGGTTTAATATGAGTGCATATGGTAAAGGAAAAAATTCTGCTAAAAATGTATTTAAAAAAATCTTAGCTCCTAGAGTTTTATCAAGTGATGATGCTTACAGAACTTACTCAGAACTAAAAATGAAAAATTTATATGTTTGTTATTATAATTTTGATGTTTTAAAGGAGAATAGAATAGATGAAGATTAGTTATAGTATATTAACACATAATGAAACTGACACTTTGTTAAACCTATTACAATTTCTTGTTAAACACAAAGACGAAGAAGACGAGATAGTAATTCTTGATGATTATTCAGACAATGAAAAGACAAAAGAAATACTTGACACAATGTGTTCAATACATGATATTAAATTTGAACAACGACATTTGTTAAAAGATTACGCTGGACAAAAAAATTACTTGACGCGTATGTGTAAAAATGATTATATTATTAATATAGATGCTGATGAAATGCCACATAAACAATTGATAACAAATATAAAACCTATATTAGAATCAAATCCAACAATAGATTTATATTGGGTGCCACGAGTTAATACAGTAGATGGATTGACACAAGAGCATGTGAAT